TATCACTGCTGCCACTAAAAAACATGAAATATAAAGCAGAAGAAGAAAAACAATTAATGTCTGATCTTTGGTCCTTAAATATCAAAGATAATCCTTATAATTTTGTTATGTATGCTTTCACTTGGGGAGTAAAAGATACCCCCCTTGAAAACTACAAGGGACCTAGAAAGTGGCAAGAAAAAATTTTAAAAGATATAGCCTTACACATACAAAGAAACGAAACTATTGATTTGCCTGAAATGTATAGACTTGCAGTGGCAAGTGGTAGGGGAATAGGAAAATCAGCATTAGTCTCATGGATTATTTTATGGGTGTTATCTACTAGATTAGGAGCAACTGTAATTGTTACGGCTAACACGGAACAACAGCTAAGGTCTAGGACTTGGGCGGAGCTAGGCAAATGGGTTACTTTATCTGTTAATTCTCATTGGTGGGAAAAAACAGCAACAGCAATAAGACCTGCTAAGTGGTTTGATGAAAGACTGACTAACGATCTTAAAATAGATACAGGTTATTATTATGCTCAAGCTCAACTTTGGTCTGAAGAAAATCCAGACGCTTTTGCAGGAATACACAGTTCTTATGGAGTATGCTTAATAATGGACGAGGCTTCCGGTATTCCTACGCCAATATACAGTGTTAGCGAAGGGTTTTTTACTGAGCCAACAAAAGACAGGTATTGGCTTACTTTTTCTAACCCAAGAAGAAATACAGGACCTTTCTTTGATAGCTTTCACAGTAAGCGTAGCTTTTGGCAAAACGAACAAATAGACTCTCGAACTGTCGAAGGGACGGACCAAAAATTATTTCATAGTATGTTAGAGCAATACGGTGAAGAATCTACTGTAGCAAAAGTAGAGGTATTAGGAGAGTTCCCTAATTATGATGATGATACGGTTATTCCATTAGATTTATGCCGATCAGCTCAGGCAAGAGATGTTGCCGTTACTGTAAATGAGCCTTTAGTTTGGGGGGTAGATATTGCACGTTTCGGTGGAGATTCTTCTGCATTATGCAAAAGGCAGGGTAATACTGTTCTTGAAATTAAAACTTATAATTCTATGGATTTAATGGCTTTATGTGGAGCATTAAAAAATGAATATGACGATCAAACTACAATGACAAGACCTGCTGAAATATTGATTGATGTAATTGGGTTAGGAGCAGGTGTAGTTGATAGGCTGACAGAATTAGATATGCCGGTAAGAGGTGTTAATGTAGGTGAAGCTCCGTCAAGCAAAAAAAATTATTTAAATCTTAGAGCTGAACTTTGGTTTCAAATTAAAGACTGGTTATCAGCTAGAGATTGCAAACTACCCGCAGATGATGAATTGATCGCAGAGCTTGTATCACCAATTTATAAATATAACTCAGCAGGAAAAATAAAATTAGAAAGCAAAGAGGAAATGAAAAAAAGAGGAATTAAGTCTCCTGATAAAGCTGATGCACTTGCATTAACTTTTGCCGGTTCTTCTGCTGCACTAGGTGGCAGCTCCTCGTTTATGGGTTATAATTTCAAAAGACCGTTAAAATCAAAAATACTAAGAGTAGGTTAATTTATGGAATACAAGAAAACTGATGATAGCAGTTATGATGAAGAATTATTACAAGGCGTATTAAAATCTGAATTAGATGATGCTAAAGACTATATAGACTCAGTTGGTCAAGAAAGAGCAGAGTCAACACAATATTATTTAGGGGAGTCACCAACTGGTGGAAGTGATATGTCTTCCGAGTATGTTTCTACAGATGTTAGAGACAGTGTTTTATTTATGTTACCTTCTTTAATGAGAACTTTTTTTGGAACTAAAAAAGTAGTCGAGTTTATACCAAATGACCCTCAAGATATTCCAGTAGCAAAACAACAATCAGATTATATTAACTATATTGTTACTCAAAAAAATAACGGGTTTAAAGTTTTATATGATGTTTTTAAAGATGCACTAATTAGAAAAACTGGTTTTGCAAAAGTATTTTTTGACAGCTCTTTAACAACTAGCACACACAGTTACACTGATTTATCCATCATGCAATATGAAACATTAATTGCAGATGAAAATGTTGAAGTTATAGAGTCAGAGGAGATTATGGGAGACTTTAGCGTTATAGATGAAGTTACTGGTGAAGAAATAACAGAGCAACAAGTTATAGGTTATGACTTAACAATTAGGAGGGTCAAAGAAAAAAATGATGTAATTATTGAATCAATACCTCCGGAAGAAGTATTAATTTCGAGAAATGCTAGATCACTAAAAGAAGCTAGTTATGTTGCTCATAGAAGAATTGTTACGCTTTCTGATTTAGTTTCTATGGGTTACGACAAAGAAGAAATGGAAGAGTATCAAGGCAACGAAGAGTTTATTGATGCTGAGGACGAAAGACAGGCAAGAAATCCTTTTTCAGAAATGACTACGCCTGATCGACCAGACGGAAAAGATATTTTATACATTGAACACTATCTTTACTTTGATAAAGATGATGACGGTATAGCAGAACTAATTAAAGTTTGTACTGTAGGTGGCGGTTTAGAAATAATTAATTGCGAAGCTATTGATGACTTACCTATAGTAATGTTTTGTCCTGACCCTGAGCCTCATACTGCTATAGGTTCTTGCCCTGCTGACTATTTAAAACCTATCCAAGATGTTAAATCTCAAATTGTTAGAGACAGTTTAGATTCATTAGGTCATTCAATTTTCCCTAGAATGGGAGTTGTTGAGGGTCAAGTAAACATAGATGATGTTTTGAACAACGATATAGGACAACCTATAAGAATGAGACAGGCAGGAGCAGTTCAGCCTTTTTCAATACCTTTTGCCGGTAAAGAGGCATTTCCTTTTCTAAAATACTTAGATGAACAAAAAGAAAATCGCACAGGTGTTTCTAAAGCAGCAGCAGGATTAAATGCAGATGCTTTGCAATCAAGCACAAAGGCGGCTGTTAGTTCTACTATGTCTGCAGCACAGGGAAGAATAGAATTAATTAGCCGCCATTTCGCTGAAGGCATGAAAGATTTATTTGGTCTAGTAAATAATCTTGTTGTTAAAAATCAAGATCAAGCTGAAATGGTTAGATTAAATAATGATTTTATTCAAGTTGACCCTAGATATTGGGACGCTGATAAAGACATGGTATGTAATGTTGGAATTAGTAAATCAAGTGACGAAGAAAAATTAAATGTTTTGCAGCAAGTAGCAGCTAAACAAGAACTTATACTTCAAAGTTTAGGAGCTAATAATCCTTTAGTAACTGGTCAACAATACTCCAACACTATATCTAAAATTATAGAAATGGCAGGTTTTCCTGATGCTCAAGAGTTTATAAACACAAAAGTTCCGCCACAACCTCCGGCTCAAGAAGACAATAAGCCGTCTGCTGAAGAGCAATTAGCAATAGCTGAAACTATGAAAGCACAAGTATCAGCAGAAAAATTAAAAGTTGATGCGGAAACTGACAGAATGAAAATTATTATGGAAGACGATTTTGATAGAGATAAGTTTGAAGTTGAAACTCGTATTAAGATGGCAGAACTTCATGCACAGTATGGAGATTCTAGGGTTAATTTAGCTGATGTAGAAAAAATAATGGAACGAAATAATAATGACTTTAGAACTGCACAGAAAATAGAAGCACAAGGTTTATTTAAAGAACCAACTCCTGCTGCTACCGGACCAATGCCTCAACAACAACCTCAACCATCTCCTATGCCACAAATGATGAGAGAGGGAGGAATAAATGAAGAGGGACTTACCTAAGATTTTTCATATCGAGGCAGTAGCCGAAGATTATATTTTAATAGGAACAGATATTAGAGCAAGAAATAGAGAGGAAGCTGAACAAATTATGAAACTAACTTTTAGAGATAAAGTTAATAAGCAGACAAGATTTTTTTTAATAAGTGAAAATATTTTGCACTAATGGGTGAATGGATTTTATATTTTTATTTAGGTACAGCTTTTATTTTAATTAGTTCTGTGCATTTTTTTAATATGATACACGGAGTATTTTAATGCCAAGTAGAGATAACAGATTAAAAAGATTAGGTTTATCAGGTTACAATAAACCTAAACGTACACCTAATCACAAAACTAAATCTCATGTAGTTGTGGCTAAAGACGGTGACAAAATAAAAACTATTAGATTCGGTCAACAGGGAAAAACAGGCGATAAAACTATGACAAAAAGAGCCAAGTCTTTTAAAGCAAGGCATGGAAAGAACATTAAGCGAGGCAAAATGTCTGCTGCTTATTGGTCCAATAAAGTAAAATGGTAAGGAGGTAACTGTGCCAAAACGTGGATTATATGCAAATATAAATAGAAGGAAAAAGAAAGGAATAAGTAGAAGCAAAAAAAATTCTACTATTAGTCCTAAAGCGTATGCAAACATGAGGGCAGGATTCCCAAAAAAGGGAAAGAAAAAGAAAACTAAAAAAGCATAAATATTATGGCGTATCACAATAAAAAAAAGAAAAAGAAAAAAAAGAAAGTTAAAAAATGATTGATAAGTTAATAAAACCTGCTTCAGACATACTTGATAAGTTTGTTGTAGATAAAGATTTAAGAATAAAATTAGATCACGAATTACAAACTTTATTTCATCAGTCTAACTTAGCTCAAATTGAAATATTAAAAGAAGATGCTAAGTCTCAAAATTGGTTTCAAAATTCTTGGCGACCTTTTGTGGGGTGGACTTGTGGTATAGCTATGATGTACCACTTTATCTTGCAACCTTTATTATTAACAATTTTAACTGCGACAGGTTATGTCGTTGAACTTCCAGATTTTGATTTTGCACAACTTAGTACAATTTTAATGGCTATGTTAGGCATGAGTTCATTAAGATCATACGACAAACATAATCTTCTAAAAGAAAAAAATAAATGATGTTTTTGACCGAGATAGAAGTAACAACTAGCTCAGGTGAAAAACAAGTTTATGAAGGACCAATTATTACAGCTAATACTTTTGAAGAAGCTCAAGAATTAGCAATAGAAATGAATCCAGAATTAGAAGTTGTAGGAGAATATGTTGACAGCATAGGAAATGGATATGGATTGGGATTTTTCAAATTTTAAACCTGAAGAACTTGCTTGTCGTCATACCGGACAAGAAGGAATTAAGTACGAGTTAATGGTAGCTTTACAAAGTTTAAGAAATGAAATGGGGTTTCCTTTTATTATTACATCTGGATATAGAAGCCTAGAACACCCTATTGAGGCAAAAAAAGAAAAAGGCGGTACTCATACTTTAGGACTAGCAGTAGATATATTGTGTTCTGATAAACAAGCATTTAAAATAGTTACTAATGCTGCAAAACATGGGTTTACTGGAATAGGTGTAAATCAAAAAGGCAGCAGAGATCAAAGGTTTATTCATTTAGATATAGCAGGATATAAAAATGGTAAGGTTCGTCCTAAAATTTGGAGTTACTAAATAATGGAAATAACAAGTTATTTAGTCTGGAATGTAATTTTAAGTTTAATTATTGCTCCAATATTTTATTCAATTAGGCAAAATGCAGCAGAAAATAAAAGAATAGATATTCTTATAAATAAAACTAGAGAAGAAATGGCAAGGTCTTATGTAACAAAACAAGATTTAGCTGAGGATATAGATAGAGTTATTTCAAACTTAGAAAGATTAGAAAGCAAAATTGATAGGATAATCGGAACTTAAATATGGCAAATGAAAAAGATATAAGAGCTTCTAATGAAGCAGAAGCATTATTGGGTAGCGAAGTTTTTAATAAAGCCGTTATGCAATTAAAAGAGGAATACACTAACAGGTGGATTAATTCTGATATAGAAAAAGACAAAAATTTAAGAGAAGCAATCCATCAAGCAATAAAAATTCTTCCTGAAGTCGAAAGACATCTCCGTATAATTATAGAGAAAGGAAAAATAACTAAATCCCAAATAGATAAATTGGGAGGAATTTCAAGAGTAACTTGACACTTTTACATAAAATTAAGGTAAAATTGTCATATATAAAATATAGGTGGAAAATATGACCAAAAACGCCAAGCCGAATGGTTTTGAAACTGATATAGATAAAGCAACAGATGTTTTTTTATCTCAACTATCTCCTGAAGAGGAGCAAGTAGAAGAGGTGGAAGAAGAATCTGTGGACGCTGAAGAATTAAATACTGAATCTGAAGATGAAATTATTGAAGATGATGAAGCTGAAGAAGAAGTTGAAGATGATGAAGCTGAAGAAGAACTAGATGACCAAGTAGAATCTGAAGAGGACACCGAACCTCAAGTATTTGCCGTTAAAGTTAATGGAGAAGAACTTGAAGTTACCGAAGATGAACTCATCAAAGGCTACAGTAGGAATAGGGATTACACCCGCAAGACACAGGAATTAGCAAGAGAGAAAGCTGACTTTCAATCTACTAAAGAAAGTATCGAAGCGGAGCGAGAAGAATTAAAGATGTTGTTGCCTAGAGTAAAAACTGTTTTAGAGCAGGGTCTAGGGCAAGAGCCGGATTGGAACGCTTTAAAAGAAGCCGATCAAGTTACATACTTAACAGAAAAAGCTAATTGGGACGAACATAAAGCTAGAATAAAAGCTGTTCAAACTGAAATAGATAAAGCTAATAAAGAATCTCAAGAAGAATCTTTTAGGCAAATGACAGCTCAGATTGAAGAAGGCAGAAAAGCTCTAGCTGAAGCGGTCCCTGAATGGGCGGACGAAAAGATTGCTGCTGAAGATAGAGCAGAAATGTTGAAGAACGCTGAAAGATTAGGTTTTACTAAAGATGAAATTGGAGCGGTTACTGATTACAGAATTATTCTTTTATTAAGAGAGGCTATGTTACATAACAAACAAGCTGAAACTATTAAAAAGAAACCAACTGTAGCAAAAGCAAGAAGAAAAGTTGCTAGAGCAGGTAGTACCAATTCAGCCAAACCAACAACAAAGTTAAAGAAAACTCGTGAACTGGTGGCTAAAACAGGCAAAGTGTCTGATGCAGCCAAATTTTTTGAACAAATAATTTAACTAAAGGAAAAATATCATGGCTAAAGTAACAAACTCGTTTACTTCGTATGATGCTACTTCTAACAGAGAAGATTTGTCCAATGTGATCTACAACATTGACCCAACTGCTACTCCATTTATGAGTGCAATTGGAACTAAAAATGTTTCTAATGTTGTCTTCGATTGGCAAACTGAAAGTTTACCTACTCCATCTGGAACAGGTCAATTAGAAGGTTTTGAACTTTCTCGTTCAGCAAGTACATCAACAACTAGGGAGTCCAATGTGGCTCAAATTTCATCAAGAGACGCTACCGTTTCTGGTTCACAAGACGCAAGTGACCCTGCAGGTAAAAAGCAGGAACTAGCACACCAAATGGCTCTAATGTCAAAAGCATTAAAAAGAGACATGGAAGTTGCATTGTGCCAAAACACAGCTAAAAATTCAGGTAGCAATACTGCTGCTAGACAAACTCGTTCATTCGAGGCATGGATTTCTAGTAATGTTTCAAGAGGTACCGGTGGTTCTAACGGTAGTTCTTCTGCTGCAGCTACAGACGGTACTCAAAGAAGTTTGACTGAAACTCTCTTAAAAGGTGTTTTACAAACTATGTTTACTAACGGAGCAGAGCCTAAAATGGCTATTGCCGGTCCAGTAAACAAAGGTGTTATCAGTGGATTTACTGGTAGAGCTTCTGCTAGACAAAACATTGATGCTCAAACTGTAGAAGCGTCTGTTTCTGTTTACTCTTCTGACTTTGGAGAATTAAAAATAATTCCTTCAAACAGATCAAGAGATAGAAGTCTTTTATTAGTTGACCCTGAGTACGCTAAAGTATCTTATCTTAGAAATTTCCAAACTATGGATATTGCTAAGATTGGTGATGCTGACACTCAGCTTGTTCTTGCCGAATACGGTTTAGAAATGAGCAACGAAGCAGCTCACGGTATAGTTGCTGACTTATCTACTTAATAATAGATAAATCAGAATACTGATTAGATTAGAGGGTAAGAATTTACTTGCCCTCTTATCTTTATAAAAATGGCAAAGACAACATTAATAAATTTAAAAACAGGTTTTAAGTCTCAGTTTTCTACTGAGGACAATAAGTCTGTACTGCACACAACTCAAGATGTATCAGGTATAATTAAACACGCTCAACATTTAGGCGAACAAAAAGCCGGAAAAGATTTTCGTCATGTTGCAGAAATACCAATGGTAATTTATGAAAAAGCATTGTTAGAAGGTTGGGCGAATGATGATGATAAATGGAAACAATGGTTAAATAACAGAGACAATGAATGTTTTAGAAGTTGGAAGGGCAAAGTATGACTTATGATGAATTAAAAACACAAGTAGCTAATTATTTAAATAGAGGAGATTTAACTTCTCAAATGGATATTTTTATTCATTTAACAGAATCAGATATAAATAAAAAACTTAAACATCAAGATATGATGAAAAGAGCTGTAGCTAAAGCAGACTCAACATCACAATATATGCAATTACCGGCTGATTGGATTAATTGCATAAATATAGAATTAAACACTGCAGATCATAAAGTGTTGATGCAGCAATCAATAGAGTCATTAGATTTAAAAAGAATGTCTATAAACAATGCAAAAGGTACTCCTCAGTATTTTGCAATATCAGATGACGCTATTGAACTTTGTCCAACACCGGACAAAGATTATGAGTTACAATTAACATATTATGCAGATGTTCCTGCTTTAAGCTCTACTAACACTACAAACTTTGTTAGTAAAAATTATCCGGACATTTACATATACGGTTGTTGTAAACACGCTTCTATTTTTTTAATGGAAGACGAAAGAATCAGACTGTTTGAGAATCTTTTTGATAAGGCTCTTGAAGAAGTTAGATTGCAACAAGAAAGAGCGTCTTTTGGTAAGGGTTCTCTTCTTAATAGAAGAAGAACTTACGGAAAGGCAGGAAAAAAAACTTATTATTTTAATAACTAAAGGAGTTAATTATGGCAGGATTTTCTGACTATTTAGAAACAGCAGTATTGAATCATGTTTTTGGTGGTTCTTCTTATACTGCTCCAAGCACTTTGTATGTAGCACTTTATACTGCTGCTCCAAGTGACACAGGCGGAGGAACTGAAGTTTCTGGTGGAGCTTATGCTCGACAAACAGGAGCCTTTACTGTTTCTGGTGGAACAGCCTCTAATACAGCAGCAATTGAATATGCTACAGCTACAGCAGACTATGGTACTGTTGTTGCCGTTGGTGTATTTGATGCTTCTTCTGGTGGTAATTTATTAGCTTATGGTACTTTAACTACAAGCAAATCAGTTTCTACAGGAGATGTATTTAGATTTAACGCTTCAGCACTAGATATAACGCTTACATAAGAAGGTAGCTAATGTCTAGCATTGGTTACGGACTGTATAATTATGGTATTGCTGATTACGGCACACCTACTTATCATTTTGGAGAGGCAGCTATTTCTGGAACTTCAGGAATATCGCCTTCTCCAAGTCTTATATATTCATTAACAAATGAAACGATAAATGCTGTTGCAGGAATTTCTGCAGTTGGCAATCACATTTTTAATGTAACAAGCTCTATATCCGCTACATCAAGTATGCCAAATGCAGGTACAAGACTTGCTGTTGGTGTACCTTTGCCAATGGTACAAAATAGCGGTTGGATAGCTCATGGAACTCAAGTAGATCAAGCAGAATCATACATACAAATAGATTCAGGTTTTAATTCTTTTGCAAATCCAACTTTTATTGGAGTTTCAGCAACTACTCAATCTTCTGGTTTAACAGCTTCAGGAATACAAATAGATTTAGGAGCTTCAACAATACCTGCAGTAACAAACTTTACTTCTGTTGGTACACAAATTGATTTAGGTATTGCAGGAATATCTGTCGCAAGTAATTTTCCTAATATAATAGGAATACAAATAGACTTAGGAGCTTCGGTAGATTGCATTGAAGTTTCAAATTTAGGCACTGATACGCCTTTATTTCCTAATATAACTAAAACTGTAACTACTAATGGTTATTTTGTAATAGATGGTATTAATCAACCGGCTCTTAATTTAGCTAGTGGTTATAATTTTAAATTTGATGTTTCAGATTCTACTAATACAAATAATACTTTTGCTTTTGCTAAGATAAAGGACGGCATAAACAACTCTGATGCTTGTAAAATTTTTGTTTTAACTGATGCTTCGGGAAATGAATATTTACAAATGTCAGGAGCTTCTCCTATTACTACAGGAGGAGGACAAGCAACAAACGAATTAAGAACTTTGTATCATTACACAGGAGATTCTGGAACAACTCCTACCTACACAGGTTCAGCGTGGGCGTATGTTTATCCAACTCAAGCTGTCACAGTAGATTCTAGCGTTACGGCTACAGTTTCTTATCAATTAGTAAGTGGATATTATGTGCTAACAATTAATGGAAAACCTGTTTATCAATATTCTGGTGATACTAAATTGACTGCTAATGGAGTAGGCACAAATTGGAAAGCATTTAAAAGTGATGGCACATTACAAAACACAACTCCTTCAGGAGCTATGACTTCAGGAATTATTTATACAACAAATGTAACTAGAAGCGGTACAGCAGGAACTAGCGGAGCTTTTGTGCAATACTCTCCAAGCTCAACAGATGATTTAGATATATTTTATTATTCTGAAGAAAATATTAATTATGGAAACACTGCTGATGTTTCAAGACAATATGCAGGTGTTGAGTCAGTAACAGCTTTAGTTGGACCTCCTGCGGAAATGATTGCTGCAAGTGGCATGAGTTCAGCAGGGGTAAGAAGATTCTTTGGAGTTTCATTAATCAATGGCGATAGTGGATTAAGCTCTGAAGGTGTTATAAAATGGATAGAGCAAAATAATCCTAATACAGTTTGGGAAGAAAAAACTATTGCAGCATAAATTTATAGGTAATTAAAAATGGCAGATACATATACAACTAATTTAAATTTAACGAAACCAGAAGTAGGCAGCTCTACTGATACTTGGGGAACAAAGTTAAATACAGATTTAGATACCCTTGATGGTATTTTTTCTGCAACAGGAACAGAAATCAATGTGAGATTTAATTCAGCAAACTTTGACGATAATAAAAAAGCAATCTTTGGTACTGGCGATGATTTAGAACTTTACCACGATGGAAATGATAGTTATGTCAAAGATGGCGGTACAGGTAATTTAAGAATTATTAGTAACGGAGCGGGAGTTGAAATAAATAAAAACACAACTGAATACATGATAAGAGCTTTAACTGATGGAGCAGTAGAGCTTTATCACGATAGTAGTAAAAAAATTGAAACAAATTCTTCTGGAGTTTCTGTCACAGGAGATATTGCAGTCACAGGAAATGTTGATGGAGTCGATTTATCTTCTCTTTCTACTGTTGCAACTTCTGGAGCATATTCAGATCTCTCTGGATTGCCAACGATTCCAACGAACAATAATCAGCTTTCTAATGGAGCTGGGTACACAACTTATACCTCTAACCAAGCAACAGACACAACTTCTCCTGTTTCTTTTGAGGGTGTCACTATAAATGGTGGTACTGATTTAACTTTAAATACAGGAGCTTGGACAGGAGAAAAAACAGGAAAAATACAAAGACACTCAACTCATTTGTATTTCCAAACCGACAATGCGGGTAATTTTATATTTAGAAATTCTAATGGTACTGAGGGAGTTTCTATCAACGCTAGTACTGGAGCAATAACGAGTCAAGATAATATTACTGCTTATAGTGATATTCGTATTAAAAAAGATGTTAAAACAATTGAAAATGCTCTTGATAAAGTTTGTGCTATGAGAGGTGTTGAATATACCAGAATTAGTAATGACGTAAGAGAAATAGGAGTTATTGCTCAAGAAGTAAAAGAGGTAGTTCCAGAGCTTGTAGAAATTAAAGAAAACACAGACAGTTTCAATGAAGGAATATCTGATATTCATACAATGAAATATCAAAATACAGTTGGCTTATTAATAGAAGCAATCAAAGAATTAAAAGACGAGCTTAAAGAATTAAGAGGAGTCTAAGATGCCTGTACCAAGTTCAGGAGCAATATCATTAAATGATTTTCATGTTGAAGCAGGAGGCACTTCTGGTACTCAATGTTCAATAAATGACTCAGACATTAGAGGATTAATAAGCAAAAGCTCTGCAACAACAATGTCATTTAACGAATGGTACGGAGCAAGTAATATAGTTCAGTATTCAGCACCTATTGTTGTTGGCAGTGCAACTTTTGTAAAAGCAACCAGTAAGGGATTTATACAAGACCCTACTATACATCTTATTTATAATGCTATGGGAACTCTTAATGGTTCTACGAGTGCTTGGAGTTTTGGAGGTTTATCTATTGCACAGATACTTACAGAAGACTCTGGAGGAGCAGTTACTCATGTTCAAATTCGGGGTACTTTGACTGCAACAAATTGGACTTCAATCACTTATCAAACTAGCGCGGGATCAGTTACTATGCCGGCGTCTGCTTTTTCTTATTCTGCTCCATATATAACAAATGCTAATGCTGGATCATACACAAATGGTGGGAGTCACATAATCAATGGCACAGTTACTATTACAGTATAATGAACGATAAAAACAAACAATTAAAAGAAATTCATAAATTACCAAGCGGGGAACTTGTTATTCCATTTGACGACGCAGACAAACTTCAGCCACAAGATAATCCTTATCAAATAAATCCATATAATCCTATAACACCATCAGAGGAAATCTAAATGATATTTACAATGGAAAATATAAAAATGGTCAATCTGGATAATGAATTTCAATTAACAGTTTTATCAGCAAAAAAAGGACAACTCATAAGCAGACATGAATTTGATGAACAACCAGATTTTGACAAAATAGAATACCTTGATGATTACAAAATAAATAAATCATTAACAAATTATTTATTTATGGAAGGTAAAGTTAAAGTTTCTTATGAGTGGGAAGCAGACGAAATATCAAAAGCAGACGTTGATAAAATAGAAGAAATAAATGCTAACAATCCAGAAGATTCACACACAAACAAAACAATAACAGACAACTTATATTCCTACGAAATAGATATGGGCGGTTATGTAACCGAATGGAAAGAAAGATCAGCAAACTATGAGCTTTCTACAAACAAAGCAAGTATTGAATCAATGGAAGATGATACGATTGTTATTTGTTGTTTACAAAACAGTTATGGTTTTAAATTTTATAATATTGATATACAACCCAATGAAACAATAGAAGCTGAAAAATTTGGAAACATTAATTATTTATTATTTGGTAATAAATGTGAAGTTACAGTTCCTTCCCCAGATGTAGTCGGAGAAGAATTTAAATATAATTTTAATCCGTATGACTGTAAAAAATTAACTAGCGAAAAATGTTTTATAAAAAATGTTAGCGACAAAATTTGTCGTGTTGTAATGATATGCAAATCATAAAAGGTTTTAAATTTATAAAAGCTTATGCTTCTGGCAAAAGTCACGTTAAGGCAGATTTAAATTTAATTATGACTATGGTTAATGAATTAGATAAAAATTGTGACAAAAAATTAAAAAAAAAATTTAACGAAAATCCATATTCTAAACTTTTTTATAAACAAGAAAATTTAAAAGATACTGTTTTAAGATCAAGATATAAAAAAGGTACACTAGGAGCAGAGCTAAAAACATTCTGGAAAAATAATACAGATGATTTATTTCAAAAAAACTTCGATATATCACAAACTAAAGGCAAAAAAAATATAGCTTTTATGAAAGGACTTTTGAATGAACACGATATTATTCATTGTGTAAATAAATTAGATTCAACACCTTTAGCAGAAGTTTCTGTACTAGGTTTTACTTTAGCAAAAGGTTTTCGTTTAAGTTTTTTTTATATTTGTTTAGCTAGTGTACTTTTAGCATTAAAAAATTCTTTTGGTAAAAAAGCTATACAAGGCAGTTTATTTTTTAAATTAAAATATATGCCAGTAATAAGCGTAATCAGATTAATTTTAGAAGGTTATTTCAACGGTAAAAAAACAGCGTGGTTTATGACGGTTGATTGGCATAGCTATTTAAGAACACCAATAGAAGAAGTTAGACAAGAATTACAGATAAAAGAGTTTCCTGTTTGGGAAGAAATAAAACCTTTATGGTATGAGCTTTTAACTCATTATAAGAAAATAGATACTAGGATATAATTAGATATGGCATTAGTACCAATAACACCTCCTGCGGGAATAGTAACAAACGGCACTGAGTATTCTAATACTGGGCGTTGGGTAGATGGTAATTTAGTTAGATTTGAAAACGGAGCTATGCAGCCGATAGGCGGGTGGAATAGATTTAAAGAAACCGCTTTAGTTGGAACTCCTACTGGTATGTATGCTTACAATACTAATTCAGGTAAACCAGTTATAGCAATCGGCACAAGAGAAAAAGTATATGTTCAATATAACAACATTTGGTATGACATTACTCCTACTGGTTTTGTAAATGATGCTTCTGTTTCTCCATTAGGATATGGAGCTTACACTTATAATGTTGAAGATTACGGAGATGCTCGTTCACAATCAGGATTAGATTTTAACACTAAGTCTTTTTCTTTTTCTAACTGGGGTGAATATTTAATATTTTGTTCCGGTTCAGATGGAAAAGTTTATCAGTGGCGACCTGACTCCGGTTCAGGCAGTCCAGATGCAACAGGCATACAATTAGCAAATGCTCCAATAGGAAACACAGCTTTATTAGTATCTAATGAAAGACATTTAATTTGTTTTGGTTCTGCAAATGACCCAAGAAAAGTAGCATGGTCTTCAAGAGAAGCAAACACAGTATGGACCGCAGCCTCAACAAATACAGCAGGTGATTTAAATATACCAACAGGTGGAAGAATACTTGGAGCTAAAAAATGGAACTCAGATATTATTATATTTACAGATACCGGAATAAATAAAATGTATTACACCGGAAGTCCTTTTATATATGGCATACAAGATGCCGGTACATCTTGTGCAACTGCTTCAATTAGGTCTGTAGTATCAACTGGTAATTTTTTAGCTTGGTTTGGTGAAAATGGATTTTTTATGTATGACGGTGGAGTTAGAGAAATACCTTGTGATGTGCATGATTACATATTTGATGACTTACATTACCCATACAGAACTGTAACTTGCGGAGGACATAATAGTAATTTTTCAGAGATAATTTGGTTCTTTCCTACAGGCAGCAGCAAAACCCCAAACAAATATGTTATTTGGAATTACAATTCAAACACTTGGTCTGTTGGAGAAATGGACCGTACAGTATGGTTAGATCAAGGAGTTAATGATTTTCCTTTAGCTTGTTCATCTAATGGCGCAGTTTATGAGCATGAAAGCACAACTTTATTTAACAGTGAAGGTTTAGGAAATAAAAAACCTTTTTGTACTTCTGCTCCTTTAGAAATATCAAATGGAGATAAAGTATCTCATGTATCAAAATTAATAACAGACGAAGAAAGTAAGAATGTTTCAGCATTAACTATATCTATGAAAGGCAAATTTACTCCTAATGGACCAGAAACGGATTTTGGGAGCTTTTCTTTTAATAATAGTGATGGGTACACGGATTGTAGAATTACGGCTAGACAAGTCTCTATGACGGTCACAGGCGTTACTACAGAAACATATAAGGTAGGAAATATTAGAGCTGATGTGCAAACTAGAGGTAGGAGATAATGGCTAGAAAAACTTTTTCACAACCTAAAGAATCTTACGATAAGAATTATTTTTCATACTTAATATCTGAGCTTGAATCAATGACAGGTTTAACTTTAAGTAAGGGCGAAAGAATAGAAATAAATGCAGGAGATCAAACAGAATTAGTTTTAGTATCTCCTAATGGAACTAAATATAAATTAACTGTAAATGATGCAGGAACAATTAGCACAACAACAGTCGTTTAATGAGTGGGAGAGCAAATGGAAATTTGCTAAACCCTTTATAGAAAGAGCTGTAAAAAGACAGGACCTCTACTCAATAGACGATATTGAGTGTAGAATAAGAGATGGAGTTTTCCTATTATGGGTAGGAAAAAGGTCAGCTATGGTAACTGAATGTATTGAGTTTCCACAAATGAAAACAATGAACTTGCTTTTTTGTGGTGGAAATTATCAAGAGTTAGAATCCATGATGCCTTCAATAGTGGCTTTTGCTAAAGCGTGTGGAATTAAACGCTTACATGGTGGAGGTCGTTTAGGGTGGCTTCGTAAAATTCCAAAAGAATTAGGCTTTAAGTCTGAATATGTAATATCAAAGGATATATAAATTATGAGTAAAGGCAAAACAGTAATACGAGAAAGTTCAAAACAAGAATTTCCTGAATGGCAAAGAAAGGGTTTTGAATACCTTTTAAATAAAGGTATGGAAATTAATGAAACTCCTTTTACACCATATACAGGAGAAACAGTAGCTCCATTTACTGCAGATGAATTAGAAGCACAAAACCAATTTAGAAATATTAATGCAACTATTAAAGGGTATGACCCTGTTTCTAAAATGTATGCAGAGACTCAAAACCGTATAGACTTAGGCAACCCATATCAAATGAATCCTAATGCTATAAATACTGATTATGGAAGAGGTAATGTAAGAGAGATTGGAAGCATATTAGATAGAAATATTAGCTCTTATATGAACCCATATACAGACAATGTTATTAATAAAGGATTAAGTGACATAAATAAATATAGGCAAATGGCTTTGCAATCAGATCAAGATGCAGCTATCGGCAGCAATGCTTTTGGTGGCTCAAGATCAGCTCTACTGGAATCAGAAACAAATAGAAATTTTGGCGACCAAGCGTCTGATTTTATTACCGGAGCAAGAGAAAGTGCTTACAATGATGCTATGGCTAATATTAGAGGAGACATGGACGCTGCTCAATTTGATGCCGGAGTAGATCAAGACTTATTAACTAGAAGAAATGAAATGGCTTATAACTTAGGCATGAGAGATGATGATAACATGAGGTACAACATAGACCTTATGAATGATTTTACTACCAGACAAGCTGCATTAGATGAATCAAAAAGAAATTTTGATTATGGAGCTTATAACGATTTATTAGATACTCAATTTATGAGTGCAGATGATTTAAATATATCTGGTAATTTACAAAGAGGTTTGCAACAGGCAGAGCTAGATGCAGCATACAATGAATTTATGAGACAACAAGATCAGCCTTTTATGAATCTTGCAGCTTCAACAAGTGCTATTTCAGGAGTTCCAGTATTAATTAATTCATCTGGAACTAGAACTTCACAACAAAAATTAGGCTTAGGTGATGCTTTAGGTTATTTTGCAAACTTAGGCGGAGGTTATGCTAGAGGCAGGAGCAGATAATGGCTTATACACCGGACGGAAGACAAACATCTATTTTTAGCGATATAGGATTCGCAATAAGTTCAGCTTTGGGCAATAAAGAACATGACCCTAGATATAAAATAAACCCTGAGTTTACAAGTGATAGAAAAAGAAATTCAGGTATTCCTAAATATATATTAAAAACTGAAGAAGAATTAGCTGCAGATGAAAAAATTAAGAATGCTACGGTAAGTTCTCAAGGAAGCATAGATCAAAATAATTTACCTGACGGTGTTCCTAAATTATTTGAGTTAGGACAAGTTAATGACCCTGCTAAACTAGGCGAAGTTCGTCTTGGACCTTTAGATTTAGGAGGACAATCTGTTGATGATTATTTGATGAATAATGAACTTCAAATGATGAACAGTAAAGTTTCTAATATGTTAGGACAGGGAGGAACAGCTTTAAATTATAATGCTCTTAATAATGCTATGGCTCAAAATGTTAATCCTAATGCTGCAGCAATTAATGAATATGTAAATCAGAACGCTTTTGCTCCTTCTCCTTCGGCTCCTTCTAAAACTCCTTTTGTGGATAAACGAACTAGGTTTGGTAATTTTATGGCTACAATTGGTGGTGACGATTATAAAACCGCAGAAGAATTAAATAATATGTCTGAAAAAGATAGAGAGGCTTATTTAAAACAAAGAGATAAACAAATGTACGGTGGCATAGCTGAAGCTATTGCTATAGCAGACGATCAATTTAACAGAAGAAATGTTAATGAGGGTGTAGCTATAAGAGAAAAAAATGAACAAGCTAGACTTGAAGCAGAAAAAGAAAGACAGGGCAGAATTTCTAAAATTCAATATGGAGCTTCTTCTATACAAAACGACCCAAGATATACAAATCAACAAAAACAAATAATCTTGAACGACCCTGCTTTATTAGAAGAATATGCTAATAACAATATAAAGGGATTAGACGCTAAGAATATACAAGATCGAATTTTTGCTAATCAATACAATATGAATGTAGATGATTTGGAAAGTATAGCAAACGCTAAAGAAAAATTCCCTGACAGTTCTACAGAGGAAATAATTAAAAAATTATCTGAAGCAGGAATTATTAAAACTCAAAAAGGAATAAATTTTAGTAAATTTGAAGAAGATTTAGCTGAATATTTAGGAAGATCACAAAGCATAATTGAATCTTATACTAGCACTGGTTCTCGTCCAAGATAAATCTTAGGAAATGACTCTTGATGAATACATAAATTCTCTTAAAGGTGGAGAAGATAATATACAAACAGCCAGTCCTGAGCCTGTAAAAATAGTTGAGCCTGAGCCTGAGCAAAGCAATACTTCTACACAAAGTCTTGATAATTATATAAATTCTTTAAGCAAAGAAAAAACAGCTAGAGATATTCTAGCTAGTCAAAATATTAACAATCAAAACAATATAAATTCTATACCTGCAATTACACCTCAAGAACCAAAAGACCCTAATGATGTTAGTTTTTTAGAAGATACTTTTAGAGTTTTTGGTGGAGCTGCTAGAGATACACTTCAAGGAACTTCAGATTTGTTAAGAGATGCTACTGGGGGTTATGTTGATTTGCCTGATCTTCCCGAAGTTGCTGAACCTACTAATATGTTAGGTAGTTTTGTAAGAGATGCAGCAGGATTTTTAGTTCCTTACACCGGCACATTGAAAGGCATACAGGCATTGTCAAAACTTAATAAATTGAAAAGATTAGACCCTGCTACAAAAGTTGGTAAATTAACTAAATATACTTCAGCCGGTGTTATTGCTGAACAAATGGCTTTTAGTCCTGATGAAGAAAGATTATCAAACCTTATTCAAGAAGTAGCTCCTAACGAATTTACTGCATGGTTACAAGCAGATGATGATGACACTATTGCTATGGGTCGTTTAAAAATGGCTGTTGAAGGAGCAGGATTAAGTCTTGCGGTAGAAGGAACTTTAAAGTCTTTGGGAAGAATAAAAGGCAAGTTTAAAAAAGTGGACGACAGACCAGAAAAAGCGTCTGGGGAAATAGATAAAAATGCTAACAAAAGAGCAGCAGACGAAAAAGTAGGTCCTCCTGACCCAAGAGTGGGTCCTACATTTACAGGAGCAGGAAGCAGAACTCCATCTTCACCTATTGGACCTACTCCACCTCCGGACCCTAACAAAGCAGCTAATATAAATCTTGATAAAACTGGAACAAATAAAAAAACCAAGCAAGAATATATAGATTTGGCAGATGACAGCGATCAATATTTTAATCAACGAAGAGGTCGTCAAGAGTTTGGTAAAAATGGTGAAAAATTAAATGACCGTGCTAATGAGTTAGGTTGGACTGTTGATGACATTGTTAATATACCAAAAGGTACAGCTTTAAATGATGTAGAAATTACAAGAGTTAGACAGATAGAAAGAACTTTAGCTGAAGATTTATCAAAAGCTAGAAAAATATATTTAGATAAAATTGCTAAAAATACAGTAACAGAACAGGACCATTTTAATTTTAAAAAAATGAGTAACGAAGTAGCAGCAGTGCATGAGGTTAGTGCAGGAGTGAGAGCAGAAGCAGGAAGAACTTTAAGAGCATTAAGAGAAATATCAAGAAACCCTGATGAAAAAATTAAAACTCAAGCACAGCAAGATTTTTTAGAAAATGCAAAAGGTACAAATTTAGACCCTGAAATAATAGCTAGAAATTTAGAAGCATTTGATGATGATGTTGACGCTGCAATAAAATATATAGCCGGTTTAGAAAATCCTACTTTATTAAATAAGGTACAAGAATTTTGGATTAATTCATTATTGTCTTCACCTGCTACACACTTAGTTAATGTTTCTTCAAACGAACTAACAGCTCTAATGCGACCATTAGAATACTTGGGAGCTGCAGTAAAAGGTACACCTAAAATGCTTACTGGTGGAGAACGAGTAACATACTCTGAAGCTGCTGCAAGGTTAGTTGGAACAATCTTAGGGCATTTAGAAGGTTTAAAAGTTTTTGGTAAAGCTGTATTTGATGAGAATACAGTAATGGATTCAACTACAAAATTAGAACTAGCAAGACAAAAATCTATAGGCGGTATAGGTGGAACTATTGTTAGAACGCCAAGCAGACTATTAGTTGCTGAAGATATGTTTTTTAAGACGATTGCTTATCGACAAGAGATATGGGGTCAAGCTATGAGAAAAGCTGCGAAAGAAAGAAAGGGTTGGAACTATGCTGCTCAACTTGTTAAAAAACATGGAGACGACCCTCTTAATTCTCCAATAGGTAAAGACATTGAGTTTGATGCTTTGGAAGTAGGAAGATACCAAACCTTTACAAACAAAGTAGGAGAGGTAGGCAGAGCTGTTAATAGTATTAATAGAGCAATCCCATTAGTAAGATTTATGCTTCCCTTTGTTCGTACTCCGGTCAATATTGTTAAGTATGCTGCAGAAAGAACTCCATTTGGTTTTTCTATGCAAAGGTACAAAGACGCTATTGCAAAAGGAGGAGCCGAAAAAGATGTAGCTCAAGCTAAAATAATTATGGGTACTTCTACAATGTTAGGTGTTGGATTATTGGCAAACTCAGGTTTAATTTCGGGAGCAGGAGCTAGTATGGAAGGAGAACCTCTTGATGGAGTAGGCATACAAAACAGAAGACAAACTTCAGAAGGGTGGGAACCTTACTCAATTAAAGTAGGTGATAATTGGTATAGATATAATAGATTTGAACCTATAGGAATTTTATTTGGTATTGCTGCTGATTTAAATGAAGTGGGAAAATATATAAATAACACACAGGACGATACAAAAGATTTAGAGTTAGAAGCAAGTAAAGTTGCAGGAATGATTGCTACTTCTGTTTCTAATAACTTAACAAATAAAACATTTATGTCTGGTCTTAGTGATGTAATAAAAGCCATATCAGACCCAACAAGATATTCTGAAAAATGGATTAATAGATTTACTGGTTCTTTTGTACCTACAGTTTTTGCTCATGCAGGGCAATATGATGATGATGTTTTAAGAGATGCTAGATCAATAACAGACACATTAATACAAAGACTACCTTTATTTGGCGACCCTAAAACTGATCTTGCTCCAAGAAGAAATATCTTTGGTGAAATACAAACAAGGGACCCAAGCGTAGGAGGTCCTTTCACTCCTTATATGTATTCTGAACCAAAACTTGGAGCTGAAATTTTTGATGAGTTTTATAGACTTGGTTATTCGCCTCGTCTTCCCGCTAGAAATATAGACGGTATAAAATTAAATCCTTTCCAATATTCAAGATTGTTAGAAATAAACGGTGAATTAAATACTAAAGATATTTTGACAAACATTATCAAGGGTAGAGATTATTTAAATGCTCCGGACGGAATTAAACAAACTATATTAAGTAATGTATTAGAAAAATTTAACGGAGCTGCAAAACAACTTCTTTTAGCTGAAGACAAAGAACTAATGCAACAATATATAGAAGGCAGAGCAACTAGATACGATTAATGTAATGGGCAGATCGACCGAAAGGTTAGGAAGAAGTGGAGAGTTTGCAGTTGCTAGTCAATTAGCGTTATTTTCAGATACGGTAACAATAGTCCCTCATGGTTCTCATGCCGATATTCTTTTTGAGTATGAAGATAAAATTTATAAATGTCAGGTTAAAACAAAAGGCAACGAAAGGTTGTATGAAAAAGAAGGCGTTGCAAGAAGGGTTGGTTGGCAGTTTGATCTTAGACGAGGGAGGCATACAAAAGACCGTTATTACGGAGAGAACGGAGAAAATAGTATAGACATCTATGCTCTCTATTGTATGCCATTAAATATAATTACTTATATTCCCTCTAATTATCCTGCTACTAAAATAACTTTATCTACTGAGCAGTTAAAAAATATTGACCCCTATGATTCGCTAATTAAATCAATTAATGATTTGAGCGTCAATAACTTCAGCAGCTAAATTAACATTACCTGAAGATATTTGCGGAGTAACTTCACCGTATCTTTGCATTGAAGCTAAACTTTTGTGACCTAACAAAGCTCCAACTTGTCTTGTTGAAATATTAGCTGATATGCACATTGTAGCGAAGCTGTGTCTAAGATCATGTAACCTTATATCAGGGCAGTTACATTTATTAGTTATTTTTCTCCATAATTTATAAGGAGTTACTATTCCAGTAATAGTTTTTGTTTTAGGATTAATAGTAGATAATTTATTAATAACTTGCATAGCCGGTTCATTTAAATAAATAACCCTTTCTTCTCCGGTTTTTTGTCCAGTCTTGTGATGCTCAACTGGAATAATAATTTTGTTGTCTTTAATCCATTCCCAACGAGCTTGAGCTATCTCACCCTTTCTTGCTCCAGTTAATATAAGCAGCCATATAAACCCAACAGTTCTGTATCTTTCTGGATTATTTAATTCAATACTATTAAGCTCATTAAATATTTTTGCTTTTTCTAAATCTGTATATGACCTTTTAATTTTAATATCAGGGTGAGCTTTTATCTTAGAGCCTACATTAAAATCAATTCCGTAAGTCTCCTCATCTACAGCAAAATTTAATGAAGCAATAATCATTTTTAAAGTTTTATTTGCTACGCTTTTACTGTGTTTTGTAACATTTTTAAAAACTTCTTTTATATTTTTTCTTTTAAGATCACTGACTATAATATTACTCATAAGTGACTTAACCCAATTATTATAATTTCTTTGACAATCTTCTATGTGTTTTGTTTTTACATTTCTTGATTTACAATCATCAATATAGTCATCAAATAATTGCTGATAAGTAACGGATATATTTTCAGCAGGGTCCGGAATAATTCCTTCTTGTATGTCAATTAATGTTTCATACATTTTTATTGCTCTATTTCTAATAGAAGTAATACCTTCATCTTTGTATTTAAGAGGTATGGTTTTAGTTTTTCTTTTACCGTTTTGTGACCACAACAGCATATAACTAATTACCCCATTACGATTTCTAATTTTTAATTTACTAAAAGATTTATCTGTTTTAATTGTTTCTTTGGTAGTAAATTGGTAGTTGTTTTTATTAGTATTCATATATTCTCCTCATGACTAATGGGTATAAATTAGCATGATATTTGAGGCTGTGCAACAAATATGAAAAAAAATTTAAGCGTAGCCTTATTTAATAAATACATATAATCTTCTTTTAAGGGAACTGTTGGCAACTTAAATTAGATTAAATCCCCTAAGTAATCTGCCAAAAATTAGCTTTGCAAATTATTGATTATATTTTGGTAGTTGATTGGTAGTTGTTTTATGGCGAGTCCTCAGAGACTCGAACTCTGGACCCTACCCTTAAAAGGGGTATGCTCTACCAACTGAGCTAAGGACTCACCGAAATTTTTTATATTCGGAATCCCTAAAAAAGTACAGTTTATTTTTTTAAAACTAAATCTATTTCCATTTCTAAATAATGAATAGCTTTTCTAAGATCATCTACTCTTGAGCCTTTATCTCTTGATATATATTTAACTGCATTACCACAACAATATGAAAGGTTGTTGCCTAAAATAAATTCTATTGGCTCTATAGGTAGCTTTTTGTAATGATTACCGGCTATTTGTTTTTGCAGAACCTTCTTTTTTTTGGTCATTTTTCTCCTTGTCTTTCCTAAAAATTTTATCAAAGTTTTCCTCAAATGTTTTTCTATCAACACTAAAAGGTCGTGGTGTATCTCCTTTACCCATTACATCTGAGACAATATAGCTATTAAAATTATATTTGTAATAATAACCTGAATACAAAGAATAGTATGATACCAAACCCATCTATGCTCATAGAGGTTTTTAACATTTGGTTTTAATTCTTCGTCTGTATAATTCATTTAGTTCTATGTAAAACAAAAACATTTTTTGCTTCATTAACAGTCAAATCATTTTCTTCTGCTAACCAAGTTAATTTTTGTCTCGGAAAAGATTTTTTATCCACAATACATCTCATAACTATTTCTTTTTTCTTAACAGTATCTAAACAATTCCATTGTGCTATTTCTTTCGTAGTTCTGCCACAAATACAAGTATCATTTTCTGGTGTTAAATAAGTTAAAGTACAAACTGATATACAAGGACAGTCATCAAGAGAAGAACTCTTGCCCTCCATCTTCAGTTTATCTCTTACTGTTTTCATTTTTAAATCTTAATTTTTAAGAGCGAAAAAAAAATTTAATTTAATTTATTTTATCTGCTCTACTTGTTTTTTGTAAAACAATTAAGTTATCATATCATCTATCGAGGACAAATTACTACTTATGAGCAAAGAAAAAATATATTACGACAGAAAAAGTTGTGCGGAAAGGTTGGGCGGAATATCAGTAAAAACATTAGACACATGGAGATACAAAGGCAAAGGACCTGATTTTCATAAGTTTGGAAATGCAATTAGGTATTCTGAGGAAGATATAATTAAGTACGAAAATTCAAGAAAAATTATTCAAGAAAATTAATGCCGGTTACGAGTCATGCAAAAGTTAGTCCTTCTGGATTAACGAGATCAACTAAATGTCCTGCTTCCATAAAGGCAGGTGAAGGTTATCAAAGCACAGGAAGTTATGCTGCATGGGAAGGAAGTGTAAATCACGAAATGAATGAAATGAGATTGTTAGGAAATTTAGAGGGCATAGATTTTCATGAGTATTGGTTAAATAGAGAAGTAGAATATGAAGGACATATAGTTACTGTCGATCAAACTATGATAGATGCTTCTGATATGTATTGTGAGTATGTTGTAAAAAGAAGCAACGAAGAAGAAGGAAGTAAATTATTAATTGAGGAAAGATTAGATGGTACAGAAATACACCCTGACTTATGGGGAACAACAGATATTTTAATACTACAAAAAGATAAAATAATAATAATAGATTACAAAGCCGGAAAGTACCCAGTCGAAGTTGAAATGAATTTACAACTTAGAACTTATGGTCTTATGGCATTATCAAGATACTCCGATAAGAAAAGTGTTGAGACAGTTATTGTGCAGCCTAGAAGTTGGCACAAAGACGGTCCGATCAGAAGCACTACAATATTTTCTGATGACTTAGCTAATTGGGGTTTAGATTGGCTAAAGCCAAAAATTGAGGCGTGTTTCGTAGAAGAACCTGAGTATGTAGCAGGAGAGCATTGTCATTTCTGCCCTCATAAACCGGACTGCGAAACACATAAATTATATTTAACTAGCGAGGAGCATGATGAAGAAAAGCGAAAGCGAACAGTCGCAGCAATCAACAGCAAAAAATAAAACTCCGTGTTTTAATTATACGGAAAATGGAAAAGAGGTAGTCGTTTATGATGAAGACCTCAAAGATGAATTGGTAGATATTAGTATTACAGCTAATCCAAAAAAATTAGCTGAAATTATTATGTGGTCTATTAATACTATAGGGCAGCTAAACGCTGATCCTGAAACGATAACTCTCAAGAGGAGAACTCAACAGATTAATCAACTGGATAACGCCTTGTCGATATTGCAGAATCAATCATTAGAACTTTTGAAGTCTGAGTTATCGCCTAGAGCAGTTTTAAAAACAACGAACATAACAAAGGAGTAATTATGTCTTTAGCTGATATACAAAGAGGTAGTCAAATAAAACCTGTAAAATTTATTTTATACGGACCAAGTGGGATAGGGAAAACAAGTCTAGCTGCACAAATGGAAAACCCAGTTTTAATACAAACTGAAGACGGCATGGCAGGAATTGAAAATGACGATAACATTTGGTCTTTCCCAGTCTGTAAAACTTATGATGAATTTATGTCTAGGCTTTTGTCAATAAGAGACGAAGAACACGACAGAAAATCTTTAATAATAGACTCACTTGACTGGTTAGAATCTCTTGTTTTTCAAAAGGTTTGTGACATTGGAGGGAAAGGTCATGTTGAAGATTTTGGGTATGGTAAAGGCTATGCTTTAGCAGGTGATCAGATGACAGAAATTCTTGAAGTTTTAAATGATATTAGAGACAAAAGAAAAATGAGAATTTGCATGATCTGTCATGTTGAATTGAAGCGTATTGAAATACCTGACATGAACCCTCATGATAAATACCAATTAAAGTTGCATAAAAGAGTAGCTGCAAAAGTAAGTGAGTTTGCTGACGCAATTTTCTTTTACAACTACAAATATGGACAAGTAAAAAAACAAGCTGACAAAGGACAGATGGTTACAAAAACAACTATGTCCCAAGACAGATATATTTTTACTAGAGAAACTTCCGCTCATGTAGGGAAGAATAGATACAACTTGCCTGACGAAATCAAGCTCGAAAGGGAGACAGGTTGGAAGATTTTAAGTTCAGCTATGAAGGAGGGGTTAGGTCTTGGAAAATAATTTCAATGAACATTGGTACCCTGAGATTGAAGATGAACTTAAATGTGATGAATGCGGAGAAGGTGAGCCGGTGGCAAGAGTTTCACAATTACTGGTCTGCATTGATTGTTTTAAAATAGATAAACCAAAAAAAAGCGAGGTAAAAAATGGTTGATTTAAGTAATAAGTTTGGTGACGGATTTAATCCGGACGCTGAAGCTGAGGTGGATAATTCTTTTACAGAATATCCGGACGGAAGATACACACTAGCGTTTGCAGGCATTGAGGAGCTAAATGATTTAGTTTCGCAAAGCGTAAAAAATAATGGTGTGGTTTATGATGCTATTGAGATTGAATTTGAAGTTCAAGAAATAGACATTATGAACAAAAAGGAAAGGTTTATGGTTAGTTGGGATAAGGAGGGAAGCGAAGACCCTCAATCTCATTCTATAGCTATTTCTGGTCAAGCAAATTTATTTAACTGCTTGTTGTCAATGGGTCTTGAAAGGGACGCTGTTATGACTGCAAAAGAGAGTGATCTCATTGGTAAACTTACTACCTGTCTTTTGAAAAAAGGCAAGTATGCAAAGAATGACGGAACTGAAGGGACCTCATTTAAAATAGATAGCGGTTGGCATGGTAAAAACTGGGAAGCTGTAGGCGGTGAAACAGTTAAAATAGAAGAAGAAACTAAAGCAGATAAACCTGCTGTAGTGAAGGCTAAAGAACCTACAAAACCTGAATTGAATGATGAGATTCCGTTCTAGGAATTTCATTGTTTGATATAAAAAATAATAGACCCTCCCTGTGCGGACATTGTTTATCTCCGGCAGGAACGGTCTTGTTTGAATACAAGAAAAAATATTATGGTGTGTGTAATAAGATGGAACATATAGATAAAATAAAAGAAAGGATTGAACGAGGAGAAAAACTAGAGAGAACAGCTAATTTAAATTATGAAAGTGTAGGATATGCAATAGCACAAACAAAAGAAACATATATAAAGTTTGCGAAAAAACATAATACCTACGAGTTGCATAAATGGGAATCGAACGATAGGAGAAAATTTTTTGAGTTATTAGTCCTCCATTATCTTGATTGCGAAAAAGCAAAAGCAAGTGATGGTGTGGCTGATGATTGATTTTTCAAAAATCTTTAATGAAAAGGAAGTTTTAAATCCCACATTAAAATATAGACACGAAAGCTCAGACATTACTGATCTTGTAAAGCAGATGAATAATGACGGTCTGCGAGTTACTAATATAAATACTACCGGAGAAATAACTAGGTGTCCTGTTAATGCAACTCTAAATACAAGACCTGATAAGGGTTCTGGGGAAATGTCCGGTTGGTACACTTATAACGAAACAGACGGACATTTTATTTGTGTTTATGGTAACTGGCGTACTAACCAACAATGGAAGTTTTATTCTCATTCAATGAGAGAACTTAACTCAGTTGAAGTTGCTGAATTAAATAGGAAAATTGAGGAGAACTTGCAAAGGAGTAAAGAAGAACGCCAAAAAAGGCATGATGAGACTGCCGAGTTGTGCAAGGAAAGACTTAAAAATTCTAAAATATCTACGGGACATGAATACCTAAATAAAAAAGGGTTAAAAAATAATTATGGATTGACTGAAATTAACGGTTCGTTAATTTGTCCGGTGTATTCTACCAGAAATACTTACAAAGAATTAAGAAGTCTTCAATATATAACTACAAAGAATAAAAGATTTGTTTCTGCTTCTGAAGTTAAGTCAAATATTTTTACAATCGGCATAGACTGGGACCAGTGGAAGAACTATGAAAGTATTGTTGTCACTGAAGGTTTGGCTACCTCAATATCAGTTCATGAATGTACTGGTCTTCCTGTTGTATGCACATTTTCAGCTAACTTTGGACAAGCAGCATTAGAAAACATCAGGAAGTTTTATGACGGAGAATTTTTAATTGCTTTTGATAATGATGACAACGGAGTAGGACAACAACGAGCAAGGGAAATTGTCTCTAATATTTCAAATTGTAAGTCTCGTATTCCAAGTACAAAAGGAGATTACAACGACA